GAAAGCCTGTAACCCTCACCTGTGAGCGGTGCGGGCAGTCTTTTGAAGGAGATCCTCGTTCAAAACTCTGCCCGGACTGCAAGCTGGTTTCAAAGAGGGAGTGCAATCGAAACTTCAAAAAGCGCGACAAGGATGGACAGACCAGAAAGATCGGCAGCAAGCAGATCTGTTCTTCCTGTGGGAAGTCGTTCGTTTTGAAAAGTACCCGCGCTACCCTGTGCCCGGACTGCCGGGCGTTGAGCGAACAGGCAAAGCGCAAGATCGGCAGCATCCATATTTGTTCCACTTGTGGGAAGCCATTTGTTCTTCAGAATTCCCGTTCGTATCAATGCCCGGAGTGCCGCGAAAAAGCAAAGCAGCCCGCACCGCCCCGGCCATCGACAAAGATCACGAGGGTTTGCGTAATCTGCGGGAAGTCGTTCGAGATCTACCCATCCGATGGAGCAAGGAAGTGCTGCTCCAAAAAGTGCGGGGCTGAACTCCGAACGAGGAACGGTCACCGTGGACATTTTAGCTGGGGGCTTGATGCACGGCAACGGCGGGCCGTTGATCCGGCTGTGCAAGCGCAGATCAGGGCAATTCAGCCAGCCAGTCAGGAGGCCGTTAAGAAAATACCTGAATCCCAGCGTGGCCCGCAGAATCGTGAATCGCTTGTCTGGATTTTGATTGACCCGAATGGAGACTACCATATGGCGGTCGGTCTCAATGATTGGGCCAGAAAAAACAAGAATCTGTTTTTCCCGCCAGACGTGGACGAGGACACTGCAGCGATGCGTATCCATTCTGGCTTCGGTGCCATTGCCTCATCCATGCGTGGGGCGGCTTCCCGGTCTGATCATCCCTCTGAAACCTACAAGGGATGGAGGCTTGCCCGGCTCCCGGAGCCGAAGAAGCCCGGCGAGGAAACCTACGACAATTTTATTGCAGAGGAAAAGGAGAACGAAAAATGAAAAAGATCATCAACGGAAAGTTGTACAACACCGAGACCGCAAAGAAACTCGGCGACTGGGAGTCCGATCAGGACTACCGTGGCCTGTACCACGAAGAAGAGTCCCTCTACCGCACGAAGTCTGGAAACTATTTTTTGTGGTGCTACGGCGGAGCCGCCAGCCGGTATAACCAGCAGATTGGGCAGAATGAGTGGTCGAGCGGTGAACTGATCCAGCCGATCAGCGAGGACCGGGCTAAGAAGTGGGCCGAGGATCGTCTGGACGGCGATTCTTACGAGCGCATTTTTGGGGAGATCTCCGAGGGCGAATCGGAGACTGTATCCGTAATTCTCCCCCCGGATGTTGTTGCAAAGCTGAAGGAGGAAATGGAGCGCAGCAACAAAAAGCGAACGGACGTAATCGTCGAAGCCTTGCGGCAATATCTCAAATAACGAAAAGGCCCCCGGCAGCGATGCCGGGGGTTCTTTTATGTCGCCGTTACATCCAGATCGTCCGGGTGCTTTGCCAGCTTTTCTGCCAGCTCGCCGAGGGCATCCTCTGCCGTGAGTTGGTCGTTGTATCTGTACTCGGCGGTGCGCAACTCGCCGCAGTTGCCGTCTGCCCATGAATCCGGCACGTCGATAGTCCCGGTGATTGTTACCTTGATTTTCATTCGCTGCTTTCCTTTCGTTCCACGGCCTCCGGCTCGATCAGGTCCTCGATCTGGCAGCCGAGAACCTTTGCCAGCTTGAGCAACTGGTAAACGTCACGGGGCACCCGGAGACGGCGGCACCACGACTCAATGGTCCGAAGCGGCACCCCGCTCTGCTTGGACAGGTCGGATCTGGTCATGCCCTTTTCGATCAGCCTTTTGTCGATGGGGGTCATGTTCTCGGTCATCGTCAGTTTTCTCATGCGGTGATCACTCCCTTTCAGCGTCTATTATACTGCGTGTGTATGGCTTTGTCAATTTGACGAAATAACCATACATACGCATTGTTATTTGTGCAGTATACATCTTGATAACCATGCGTATGTATGGTAATATATAGACACAATAAAGGACGGGGGTAAAACAAAATGACCAAGTATACTAAGTTCGAGGCAATCTTCAGAAACGAGACGCTGGTGTTCACCGACAGAGATCCGAAGTTCAGAAACCGGCTGGATGTGTACAATTACATCTGCGCAGAGCGGCTCGGCAAGAAGTACGGAAAGTTCATCCGCATCAACGAATCCACGGTTTGCTACTAAGAAGGAGGTCTGAATCGTGAAACGCTATAAGGTGTACGTCTACAACACGGTTGATAAGTTCTGGGACTGCTACGAGGTCCTTGCCGAGGACCCGGTGGATGCCCGGAACGCGGCAGTGCAGCGGTTGATCGACGAGACCGGGCACGGTCTGGATGTCTACGAAGTGACCGACGTGTGTGAGATCAAAGGCTAAGGGGGGGCAGCGAAATGATGACCAGTACGTTCGACAAGATCTATGCCAACGCCCAGAATATGAACATCGAGACCAGCGAGTGGTTTAACCGGGCGGGGTTCTTCTGGTGCCAATGCACCGAGAAGCAGTTGCAGAAGATGCGGCTGCTTCTCCGGGCGCAGGGCTGCAAGACCATCATGCGGGACGACGGTGAGTGGTTCATCCTGAAGAATGGCAACATCATCAAAGCAAACTGAGGGGGTCTGCATCGTGAAATTCTACCACGCTACTACAAAGGAGGCTGCGGCAAGCATCCAAAAGGACGGTGTTCTGAAAGCCGGTCCTTTTGGGGAGGTATTCCTCTGCCGCTCCCCGCTGGACGCTTGCAAGTTCCTCATCATCCGGGGAGTGCTTCAGGTTTCGGTGTTCGAGGTCAACCTGAAGCGCAGCGAGGTGACTGAGAGCCACGACCATTCCGAGGGGTTCTTCCAGTGCAAGGCATACACGCACGACGGCGACATTGCCGTTTCAGATCGGGTGCCTGTTCGCACCTATGACTTTCAAAATCTTGTAAAGGGGTATAAATCATGAAAATGGTAAACGCAAAGGGCGAGGCTGTCTATTTCAACCGGGCATGGAAGCACGGGAAGGAGACGTGGGTGGTTCAGGGCATCGGCGAAACGCTTGTGATCGGGCGTGACCGCCAGAAGCGCAGGAGCCGCACATTCACCCAGCTGCCGCAGGCTGAGAAGTACCTCGCTCGCATGGGCTTCAAGGCCGCCCCTTGAGCCTTGATTTTTCCAACGGAAAAAACACCCCCGGAGAAGCGTGTAAACTCTCCGGGGGTGTAACTTTATTCTGAATACACAAAACGCCACGCAGGGGCTTTCTGTGCGGGCGCAGAAAAGGGCAGGTGCTTTTGCGCATCTGCCCTTTGTTTTGCGTGTGGTTTTACTCGCTGCAGAGCCACTCTGCGTAGTGGAGGTTGAGCCACCCGGCTCCGCTCTTAAGTCTGCCGTAGCTGCCCTGCACCTCGGTGATGGTGAAGATGTTCGGGCCACGGACGATCACGGTGGCGGGGTATTCGCTGCCGGGGCCTTTCCGGGCGGCGACCATCGGGACGGTCACCCGAACCAGAAAGGGCGGCTGCGCCACGTTGTACCGGGTCAGGTTGTACCGCTCGATCATGGCGCAGAGAACCTCGACGTAGTCCGGGGCGGTGGCGTACCCGCCGTCCTTGATGATCTGGGCGGCGGTGCGGTAGTCCAGCTGCCAGCGCAGTCCCTTGTACCGCAGGTCGGTGCCGTTCATCGCCCCGGCGAGATATGCGCTGTGGTCAGCGATGGAGTCCTCGACGCTGGCGTACACCCGGAACTCGGAGGGCTGCCGGACGGTCTCTCCGCTGCTGGCCTCTGAAGATACCCACGTCATGCTTTTCCCGGTCCATGTGGAACCAGGCCAGTTGTTGCCGGAGAGGTTCTTCTTCATTCCGAAGCAGTTGTTGGAAGCCGTGGCCAGCGGAGACCGACCCCAGAAGCTTTCGATGATGAACTGGGCGAGGGTGATTGCTGCCGGGATGCCGGACACGACGTTGTCCAATGTGGCCAGCGGTGCGACCTTCTTGATGACCGCTTCGTGGGACAAATACTTCAGTTCTTCTGCTTGCATGGTGCCCTCACTTTCTGGCGGTGTACTTCAGGCTGATCCACCCGGCACCGCTTTTCAGCTTGCCCCAGCCGTCCTGCTGCTGCACGATGGTGAACACCTGCCCCTTGCTCACAGTCTGGGCGACGGCGTAGCTCGTGCCCGGCCCCCTGCGGACGTTCAGGCTGCTGGCCGTGATCTGAACGATGAACGGCTCCGGGGCGGCCTCTGCGCCCAGCCGCTTGTTGACCTCGCTGGCGATGTACGGGAACTTGCTTTTGAGGTAAGGGCCGGGGCAGAGCGTAGACTTGAAGTAGCAGTGCATCGTGAGGTTCCCGGTCTTGTCGCCGGTGAAGTTGAGCTTCTGGATGCCGTTGCGCTTGCAGATGTCTACGCACAGGTCGATGAGCGAGGCCATCGCCTTGTCGCTCACAGTCCAGTTCGGACCGAGGGTGTTGTTTGCCACCTCGATGGTGACGGCCTGATTATCATTGTCCGGGCTGCTGGAGGTCCATGCCCGGTCCTTTTCCTCGACGTACATCCCGATGCGGCCATCGGTGCCGATGCCGTAGTTGGAGCTTGCCTTTCGGCTGGTCGGGGCGAAAACTGCGCCGCACTGTTCCACGCTCAGATTGCCAGCCATGTGGTGGATGGTGATCTTGCGGATGGGCTTCTTGCGGGGGCTTGTCCTGTTCGGGCTGATCTTGGTGTAGGAGATCAGAGAACTGTTGCTCATGGGAGCGACCTCCTTTCTCCCCGGCGGGCTGCTGCACCAGCCGGGGAAGGTCTGAATGTGTTAGTCTTTGGTGATCTCGTCGGCGATGTTCTCGGCCACCTCGTCCATCTCCTTGATGGCGGCATCGATGAAAGCGTCCAAGAAGGGCGTGACCTCGATGTTCTTCATCTTGAGCAACTTGATGACCAGAGCGTGCTTGTCGGTCTTGGGAATCTTGCCAGCTTCTGCGGCTTTCTCTGCGCCCTTGACCAGCTTGCGGATCAGCGAAAAGATGCGCTGTTCACGGAGCCAAGGAATGCCGATCTTGGCAGCCATGAACATGGAAATGGTGCCGATGATCTCCATGACGTTGGGAAGAATGGCGGTTGCGATTTCGGTGATATTCATAGCTTTCCTCCTGTTAGATGTCGTTGGTTTCGTGGGCTTTCTGATTCAGATGTTTCTCCAGCTTGGAGAGTGCATCCTTGCACGGGCCGTTGCAGCCCTGCTCGATCAAGCCCTGCAGGGCACCCTTCAGACCGTAGCAGAGCAGCGTCTGCTCGTCCTCGATGGACTTGATAAACTCGCTCTGCCGCTTGTTGATCTGAAAGACCTTGTAGACGGCCACGATCACACCGATGATCACGCCAATGGACGAGATCACCGATGCGGCCTTGATTACGGTGTCGAGGTCAATGTACATCTTCCTCCACCTCCCCTCTGGCCGGACTGGGCAGAACGGCAGAACAGGCGCACTCGATGTCGTGCAGCGATTCTTCCTCGGCTGCAACGGCACCCAACTGCTGAAGCTGTTCGTTCTGCGCCTTGGCGATGCGGAGAAGGGTCGCCACGGCATCGGCTAAAAAGTCGATGAGTTCCAGCCCGCCAGAGGAGTTAGGCATCCTTGTAATCCTCGCCAGTGATGGTTTTGTAGTCGTCCTCGGTGATGGTGCCCTTTTTGACGCGGGCTGCGATGCCAGCCTTGGTCAGACGACCGTGTTCATAGAGGCGGGACAGGCTCTCAACTAAAGTAGTAGCAGTCATAATTACAAAACCCCCTGTTCGATCAGCTGCATGGTGTAGTCGTCAATGGCCTTGCTGGTGTCGATCTCGGTGATCGATGCCAGCATCTGATACTCGGAGAACGTGATCTCCCGGCTCTCGCACTTGTAGTCGGTGTAGGCCGGAGTGCCGTCCTGTTCGGGATGCTCCACGGCGGTGATGTTGCGCCGCTGGATGTAGGTCTCCGGGCCGATGATCTGGAGTTCTTCAGGCTGGCTGGAGCATACTTCGGGTACCCAAGGTTTCATGGTTCTTTTTCCTCCGATCTAATTTTGAGATGATTTCTTTGAGCTTGCCGATCTTCACGTTCGGTTTGATTCTGCGCCTGAAGCACTCGTAGGTGTCGGTGCAGGAAAACCAGCCCATGTAGCTCAGCATGGCTGCGATGTTGTGGCGGCAGTAGCTACGCCCTGCCTCTTTCGCCTTGTGGAGGTGCCGGGCCGTCTGTGTGGCCTTGAGCATGATCCGCTTGCGAATGATGGTCTTGTCCCGGTAAAATACAAAGCCCATAAAATCCAGAGGTCGGACCATTGCTTTCCGCTTGCCCTGATAGAAGAACTTGCAGACCTGCCGGTTCTTCTTCAGCTTCAAACGGAACCGCTGCCCCAGCAGTCTGCGGATCTGAACGTCGGCATTGTGTAGGGCTTTCTTGGCCGCTGCATAAATTGTCACGTCGTCCATGTACCGCACGAGCTTGTCGAGGCCGAGGGTCTCGGTTATCAACTTGTCGAGCGGCTCCAGCAGGTAGTTGGCCAGCCATTGCGAAATGTAGAACCCCAGCGGGATGCCTTTTTTGAACTCCCGGAGGCACAGCCAGATGACGTGGAGAAACCATTCATCCTTGATCCTGATTGCAAGCTCCCGCATCAAAACGTCCAGCCGGATGCTGTCGTAAAAATGCCGGATGTCAACTTTCAGGAAGTTCCGGGTCCCTTTCGGGTCTGAACGGAGCCACTTTTCAATCCTCCGCTTGGCGTAATGTGCGCCGCGTTTCGGGAAGCTGCCGCAGCTGTACTTGTATGCGGTGCCGGTGATGATCGGCTCCAACACCAGCACGATGATGTGGTGCAGCCATTGCTCGTGGATCTCCGGCTCGAAGATCTTTCGGGCCTTGCCGTGTTCGTAGATGATCTTCGGGGTGTGCTTATGAGGCTTGAATCCGAGTTTCGGGTTCTGGACTTCTATTCCATCGGGTTTAGTGTTCAAAATCATATCGTGCATCTTCTGAACTTCATCGTCCAGATGGGCATCGATATACTTTACCTCCGCTCGGCGTGTTTTGCCTTTCCGAAGGTTCTTGTATGCCTTGCGGATTGTTTTCTCCGAAAGCATTGCTTGATACAGATACTTGTACTCTTTCAACTTGTACGCCTATAAGATATTCTTTCTTCTATCTCCTGCACCCGGCAGGTGCGACCGCTTTACCGGGTGCCCTGTATCGGACCTATTTCCACTCATCTTTCCAATTATGGCGAGTAAGCCGTATTTCAACGGTCAGCGGTGTAGGCTGCGCCCATCATGGCGCAGTGCATAAAATGCAGAGTGCGGCG